ATCCCGGAGACGGAGGCTATGAGCCGCCTGGCCCGGCCGACCTTCAACATCATCAAGCGCATCGCCTCGCTCTTTGTGGCTTCGCTGACCTCGTCCGCGGTGACGGTGAGCTTTGAGCCGCTGAGCTATTACGACGGCGAGAACCTGGCAGACCCGGAGACGAACGCCGCCGTCTACGCCACGGCCGAGCTGCGCAATCTCTTTGAGAAGTTCAAAATGGATTATCGCGTGCGCGAGGCGCTGCTCGACGGCGCGCAGACCGGCGATTACTGCGCGCACTTCTACTGGGATCCGGACGCGCTGCCCTACGGCGGGGCCTTCGGCGGCTGCCGGGGCGAGATCCGGATGGAGCTTGTCGACGGCATCAACGTGATGTTCGGAAACCCCAACGTCGCGGACGCGGAGAGCCAGCCCTACATCCTGATCGTGGGGCGGGACACGGTGGAAAACCTGAAGGCCGAGGCGAAAAAATACCGCAAAAAGGGCGGTCGGGACGAGATCCAGCCCGACGCGGATTTCGGCGGCCAGGCCGGCATCGGCGGAAGAACCGAGCTCGCGCCAGAGGACGATAAAACCGGCAAGGCGCTCTATGTGCTGCTGTACACGAAGGTGACGGAGGAGGAGCGCGTTCTGGATCGGGACGGTCAGGCGGAGACCGAGCTTGAGCGCGGCGAGGACGGCGAGCCCATCCCCGAGCGCGACGAGCGCGGCCGCGTGAAGCTCGGCCCCGCAGGGGAGACACTCTGGAAGCGCCGGGAGAAAAAGCGGAAGGTGACGCGCGTGCATGTGACCAAGGCCACCAGGGACGGCGTCATCTATGAGGACCTCGACACGGGACTCAGCCGATACCCGATCGCCTGGGGTAACTGGGAAAAGCAGAAAAACCAGTACCACGGACGCGCGCTTGTGACCGGCATCGTGCCGAACCAGATCTTCATCAACTCCATGATGGCCCTCGTCTTCCGGCATCTGCAGCTGCAGAGCTTCCCGAAGACCGTGTACAACGCCGACCTGATCGCCGGCTGGGACAACGAGATCGGCTCGGCCATCGGCGTGCGCAATCTGCCGCCGGAGATGAACCTGCGCGACGTGGCGGCCAGCATCCAGCCGGCGGATATGTCCAACCAGATCATGCTGGCCATCGACAAGGCTCTCAGCTACACCAAGGAGTGCCTCGGCGCGACCGACGCCCAGATGGGCAACGTCCGCCCGGACAACACCTCGGCCCTGATGGTGCTGCAGTCAAGCTCCGAGGTGCCGCTGGAAAACGTCCGCGCGGGACTGCACGAATGGCTGGAGCAGATCGGCGCAATCCTGCTCGACATGATGGGCACCTACTACGGCCGCCGCCCGCTGGTGCGCGAGCGGAGCATGGAAGAACCCTTGACCGACGAGGCAGGAAGGCCGCAGATCGACCCCGAGAGCGGGCGGATGCGGATGCAGACGGTCACGCGCCGGGTGCTGGAGGATTTTGACTTTACACAGTTCAAAAACCTCTGGCTGAACATCGCCGTGGACGTCGGCGCGACCACTTATTACAGCGAGATCGCCATGGTGCAGACCCTCGACAATCTGCGCCGCGACGGCGTTCTGGAGGTGCTGGATTACCTCGAGCGCATCCCCGACAAGCTGATCCCGCGCAAACAGGAGCTGATTGAGAGCATCCGCGCGCGGCAGCAGAAGACGGAGGAGGCGCAGATGCCCGCGGAAGGCGCGCCAGCCATGGGCGGCGCGCTCGACGAGGACAAGCTCTTCGGCGGCCTCACCGGCACCGTGCAGGCACGCTACGACGCACTGCCCAAGGTCGCGCAGCGCGCGCTGATCGGGCAGGCGGCGCGATAAAGGCAAGTTCCTCAATGGCAAAAGTCTGTTTTGCTGTTGATTCATCTTTCTCACCATGAAAGGAGACATCTATGAGCGAACACATTGAACAGGCGGCGGCCGCGCCGGAGGAGGATCTCCTGCTGCCCGAGGGCTGGACCGAGGACGAGGATATCTTCGCCGGAAAGGCGGCAAATGAGGGAACGGAAGGAGAAGCCCTCCCGCCGCGGGAGAAGACGCCGGAGACGGCCCCCACCAAGGGCGAATCGCCGGCGGCAAGCCCCAAACTGCGCTTTACGGCCCGCGTCGATCATGAGGATCGGCAGGTCGAGCTCGAGGAGAGCGAGCTGCCGGAGCTCTATCAGAAGGCACAGGCCACGGAGCGCGCCCAACGCCGGCTGCGCGAGCTCAGCGCACTCAAGCAGGCCGACGCGGCAAGAGACCTGGGCGCGGAGGCGGAGGAGCTGCTGCGCGTTTTTCCCGAAATGCACGGGCGAAGCATCCCCACGGAGGTGGTGCTGGAAAGCCTGCGCGGGAAAAAGACGCTGACGGCGGCATTCGCGGCCTGGAACGAACAGCAGCACCGGGCGGAGCTGGAACAGCTGCGCCGTGAAAACGGCCGCCGCGAGGCCGGACGACGCGCCGCCGAGCGCGCGCCGGTGCGCGGCGTGAGCGGCGGGGGAGGCACGGACACCAGACCGGCCGATCCCTTCCTCGCAGGCTTTGACAGCGACAGCTGGTAATCATCAGCGAACACCCGCTTCGCTGGGCTTTTCGTTGAGGGGCTTCGCCCTGCTGCGCGTACTCGCTTGCGTGAGACGCTCGCTCACTGGCAGGGCGCAAGATGTGCTTTCCGAGGTACATGCCCCGGAAAACACGAGAACAATTACTTTTTCGCGTGTAACGCGAAAGACCCGGCGAGGCTATTCTCAAAAGCGCTGAAAGCATGAATAAAAAAGGAGAGATGAACTAAATGACAGGCGGAATGAACCTGGCAAGCAGATACCTCAAGCAGGTAGACGAGCGTTTCGCTCAGGAATCTCAGGCTATGCTGGCTCTGAGCAAGGATTATCAGTTCAAGGGCGGCAAGACCTTTATGGTTTACAGCCTCCCCGTTGTTCAGATGAACGACTACACCCGCAGCGGCGACAAGCGTTACGGCGAGCCGACCGATCTGAGCCGCAGCGTGCAGAATCTGGAGGTCAGCCGCGACCGCAGCTTCACCTTCATTATCGACAAGGGCGATAAGCTCCAGTCCGAGATGGTGTCCGACGCCGGCCGCGCCCTGGCACGTCAGATCCGCGAGGTGGTCGTGCCCGAGTTTGACACCTATGTGTTCAAGACCCTGGCCGACAGCGCCATCGCCGCCGGCAACTACGATGACATTGAGCTGGACGTCTCCAACGCCTACAACGCCTTTCTCAACGGCATGGAGAGACTGGGCGACAACAACGTGCCCAGCAAGGGCCGCGTGGCCTTCTGCAGCTTTCGCTTTGCAAACCTGCTCAAGCAGGACCCTGCGTTCGTCAAGTACGGCGACGCTTCGCAGGATATGCTCGCGCGCGGCGTGATCGGCGAGGTGGACGGCTGCCGCATCGTCAAGGTGCCCTCCAATCACCTGCCCGCCGGCACGGCCTTCATCATCACCCACGCCGTGGCCGCCGTCGCACCGCAGCAGCTGGAGGAGTATAAAATCCACGACAACCCTCCCGGAATCTCCGGCTATCTCGTAGAGGGCCGCTTCATCTACGACTGCTTCGTGCTCAATGAGAAGATCAACGCGGTCTATGTGCACGGCGGCCAGCCCGTGATGAAGAGCCTGAATGTGGTGAGCACAGCCGGCGTGCCCGGCCGCACCCAAATCTTCGTCAACGGCGCGAAAGAGGGCGCCAGACGCGTATATGCGCTGGCGGCCACCGCAGCCGACCTGCCTGCCGTGACCTATGGCAGCGCCGTGACCGGCAGCGGCTGGATTGCGATGAACGAGACCACGGTGGAGCTTCTCCCGGCCCCCGGCATGAAGTTCCTGCGCGTAGCGGAGCTTGACAGCTCGAACATGCCTCTGGCCGTCGGCACCACAGTGCTGAATATCGGCTGATCCAGGCGGGCAGGGAGGGCGGGATTTGATGGAGGTGACATGCAATGACCTACGGACAGGTCAAGCAGGCCGCGCTGCGGCTGCTG